ACACTTATGCATCGCAGGATATGTTTGATCCAGATGATAAGATCAGTGGTGGTTCAGGCTTTATCTATGCATCAAGTATTGTTGTTGCAATGAAGAAGATGAAGTTAAAAGAAGATGAAGACGGCAATAAGATCTCAGAAGTTATGGGCATCCGTGCTGGTTGTAAAGTAATGAAGACACGCTACGCAAAACCTTTCGAAGGTGTGCAGGTTAAGATTCCTTATGAAACTGGTATGAATCCATACAGTGGTTTGGTTGAATTGTTTGAGAAGAAAGGCTTGTTAGTTAAGCAAGGCAATCGACTCAAGTATGTTAACCTAGCAGGCGAAGAAGTTCTCGAGTATCGTAAAGCATGGATGATTGGCGGCAAACTTGATTCAATTATGTCAGAGTACAACGAGAAAATGAAGCCTGTGGTAAATACCGCTGAAGCAGAATTAGTTGATGCTGATTTAATTGATGAAAATTTAATCGAGGAATAAACAATGGATGATACTCAAATTGTAGATGTATGGACTTTATTTAAAGAATATATTGATAAGAAAGCACTAGAAATATCAGCTGAACGATATGTTGATCTATTAGCTGACTACGGCGTAGCAGATGACATTTTAACAAGTGCGTTAGGATCAGATTCTGTACTCGATGGTGCAATCAATTACTTTTTAGATGTTGACGAAGAAAACTACGCAGATGATGATGCGTGGGATGATGAGGATTAACAATGGGTTGGTATTCTGACGTATCACGTGACATTTCTAAAATTCCTAGTGCAGTATTGCATTTCGAGACCGAGCTTAACAATGCTCGTGTTGAAGTAAAACTAAAAGGTAATGTAGAACGTGCGGCTGCGGAAATGCCAGGCATTGTCGAGCAACGCTTTAATCAGCTACAAGAGATTGAAGCAATCCTTTACTACTTAAACATCGAGCTGCGTAGGTTGCGCAGCTCGTACTTTAAGAAATATCTTGAAAACTACCAACGAGCTCTGTCAAGTCGTGACGTTGAAAAATACGTAGACGGTGAAGCAGATGTCGTTGACTACGAAAAAATTATTAACGAGTTTGCATTACTACGAAACAAATGGTTAGGCTTATTAAAAGCACTTGATCAAAAGCAATGGCAAATTACAAACATAGTTAAACTTAGAGTGGCAGGTATGGAAGATGCCAGCATCTAATGAACCATTAATAGTTGGTATTGAAGGCAGCTTTGATTTAACTAGTTTCCATGGTCATAATAAAGACTTTATTCCAGACTTGCCCAATTTTAAATTAGTTAAAAATTTAAATGATCCGTTAGTACAGAGTGCTGACGGATTCATGCAAACTAACATATATAAAGATCATCTAATAGAATACAAAGATCAATTTGATTTTATTAAGGAATCAAATAAGCCATTTTTAGTATACGAAAGCCCTGTGTTTAGATCCGGAACATCAGAAGTACACGAGCTAAATCCGTTATACATGCAACGTGTAGGATGGAATCATTTTATGCGACAGGGAATATTTTGTAACAAAAACAGCCCTCCTGATAGATTTGAAAAAATTAAAAAAGATCAAAACATAAAAGTACTACCATGGGAAGCAAAGGGTGATTATATTTTATTCATCTTGCAAAAGCCTAATGACAGTAGTTTAGAACAAGTACATAAAGTTTGGGGAAATACTACTACTGGATATTGGGATTACGTAGTTGATTGCTTAACGCATATACGTATGCATACTGATATGCCTATTATTCTTAGAGGACATCCAAAAGCAAGAAAAAGTAGGTCAATAGCAGAAGGCATTGCAAATAGCAATGCTATTCCTAATGTAACACACACTGTTAATTACGAAACAAATACAATAGCAAATGGCGGCAAAGGATTGCAAAAAGACTTTGATAATGCCTGGGCTGTAGTTGGAACAACTAGCAATACCCTTATTGAAAGTGCGTGTTTAGGTATCCCTACATTTGCATTAGACGACACTGCAATGTGTTGGCCAGTTAGTCAACCAAATCTATCATATATAGACAATCCAAAATTAGATATACCTCGTGAACAATGGTTATATGATTTAGCATATACGCAATACTACTATCACGAACATCAATTAGGTGTTGCGTGGAATAGACTCAAACCTTATTACTTTTCTTAGATAAACTACGTATATAAATACTAGCGGAGAATCCTTATGCAAACAACATTATATCAAGACTGGACTATATTGTCTGGCGATAGTACTCTACATAGAGCACTCAAAAGAGCACGAAAAACAGATGTTGTTGATTATCAGTATAAACAACTTAACACAGCAATGTCGTGTTGCAAGCAATTTAGAACAGCAATTGATGTAGGAGCAAACTATGGCATAATGTCATATCATATGTCAAAAAGATTTACTAACGTGCATGCATTTGAAATTGAACCTAACGTTTATAACTGCTTAGAAACAAATGTAAAACACTTTAATCTAGATAATGTACAAACACATGCATGCGGGCTTGGTAATAAAGAGCAAACTGTTTCACTGACTTACATCGGCAATAAAGAGAAATCTGACTCACGGCCTTACAAAGGAACAAGTACATTTGGCACACATGTTACTCCTGATTCAAGTGGTGATATCTTAGTAAAAACAATGGATAGTTTTTCATTTACGGATGTTGATTTTATTAAAATGGACGCTGAAGGGTTTGAGCCACTTATTATAAATGGCGGCATTGATCTAATAGCAAAATATAAGCCTGTAATACTATACGAATGCAAAGGGCACGAAACTAGATACGGCTATGCAAAAGACGAAGTTGGTCAACAATTAAAGAAGTTTGGCTATGTCAAAATAGCAGATGCAGGTAACAAAAACGCAATTATAGGTGTGATAAATTAAATGAAACAAGTATATAATTATTGGATGCCAGATAGCGATAATCATTTTTATAGGATGATTACTAAGCGTGTTAAAAATGGAGGACCGGCTGAATACCAAGATGATGTTAGAGATGCTGCTTACAAATATGTTACAGACTTTGATCTTGCAATCGACGTTGGAGCAAATGTAGGGCTATGGGCAAAGCCATTAACTGAAAAATTTAAACAAGTTTTTGCTTATGAACCTATGCAGCAAGTACATGAATGCTTAGAACTTAATGTAAAAGGATTGCCAGTGCAAGTTAATTTTTTTGCATTAGGCAGTGTTAATGATAAAGTTACTATGGAATTTGATAAAGACAATACTGGTAATAGTTATGTTTCTGATATTGGTACTGGCAACATAACTATTAAACGCATGGATGATTTAAATTTGCCTAAATTTGGATTATTAAAAATTGATTGTGAAAGACACGAGTTAGAAGTGTTAAAAGGAGCAACAGAAACAATTTTAAGATACAAACCCATTATTGTATGCGAGCAACATCCTGATACAAATGAGTGTGCCGGAGAGTATATAAAATCATTAGGTGCTATTGAATTTACTAATGTACGTAAAGATTATATATTTGGCTGGAACTAATACCAGTTTAGCTATCCGCTTATAAACTACACACATAAATATCTACATGAGCAAAGTAGTATTAGTCACAGGTGGATTTGACCCACTACATAGCGGCCATATTAAATATTTTAAAGAAGCAAAGCTGCTTGGCGATCGATTAATCGTTGGCCTAAATTCAGACGAATGGTTAGAGCGTAAAAAAGGTAAAGCATTTATGCCTTGGAATGAGCGCCTATGCATTGTAAATAACTTACAAATGGTAGACGAAGTTTTTACATTTATGGACGATGATGATTCTGCTATAAACTTTATAAAACAAGTTAAAGCACATCACCCTAAGGATCATTTAATTTTTGCAAACGGCGGCGATAGGACAGAAAAAAACATTCCAGAAATGTCCGTTGAAGGTGTTGAGTTTGTATTTGGTGTAGGTGGTGAGAACAAAGCCAACAGTTCAAGTTGGATACTCGACAAATGGCAAACACAAAAGACTGAACGTGACTGGGGTTACTGGCGGGTACTAGATGACAGACCTGAGAAAGGCTACAAAGTAAAAGAACTTGTAATCTATCCAGGCAAAGCACTAAGTGACCAAAAACATTTTAAACGTTCGGAACAGTGGATGGTTCTAGAAGGTGTAGTTGATATGCAAACTGAGTGGAACGGAAATATAACACAATTAAAATTAAAGCCTCACGGAGTGCCTTATGAAATTAGCAAGGAAGTTTGGCACTTAGCATCTAACACTGGTACAGAAAATGCACACATACTAGAAATACAATGGGGTGAGTGCGTTGAAGAAGATATAGAAAGAAGAGACACATGAAAGTATTTGTAGGCTACGACCCAAGAGAAGACATGGCATACCAAGTATGCAAACACAGCATCGAACGGCATAGCCCAACAGCACAAGTTATTCCGCTAAAACAAAAAACTCTAAGAGAACAAGGCTGGTATCAAAGATCTAATGATAAACTAGCAAGTACTGAATTTACATTTACACGTTTCTTAGTTCCAGAACTTGCGAACTTTGATGGGTGGGCAGTGTTTATGGATTGTGACATGTTGCTTAGAACAGATATTGCAGAGTTGTTTGCACAAGCAGATGATACAAAAGCAGTGATGTGTGTACAACATGACTACGCACCTAAAGAAGGCACAAAGATGGACGGGCAAACACAAACAGTTTATCCACGCAAGAATTGGTCTAGCATGATGCTTATTAATTGCGGACACCCTGCTAACAAAAGACTTGACATTGATTTAGTAAATGAGAAAGAACTTAACGGAGCATACTTTCATAGATTTAGTTGGCTAAAAAGTGATGATCTAATTGGTGAACTATCACCTGAATGGAATTGGTTAGTAGGACACTATAACGAGCCAAAGGATGGCTCACCAAAACTATTACACTATACAGAAGGCGGACCGTGGTTTGAAAACTACAGACACTGTCAATATAATCAAGATTGGAAACTAGAATTACAGGACATGATGAATGAGTAGTAAAGTATTAAGTATAGATGATGTACCAGAAGAAGATTTTGAATTATTTTATGATAATTTTCTATGTGACTTTTTAAAGGGCATTCGTAAAACTAACATTACAACGAATACAAAAGGTACTACGCTTGTTAGGGGAGTAGGTGGCAAAAGTCAAAAAGCATATAGAAGATGTTGGGAGTTGGGGCAGAAGTTCTATGCTATAGATACAGGTTACTTTGGAAATTTTAAACATAAAACTTGGCACCGTATTACATGTGATGCATTACAAAATATGGAGGAATTTATAGAACGTCCAGATGATAGACTTAGATCTATATTAAAGCAGAAATCTTGGCAAGATATTTTTGTGCCGTTTACACCTGGTAGGAAAATTATAGTATGTCCGCCTAGTAATAAAGTTATGAATATGTTCCATCAACCCGACGCTGAAATATGGACTGAGGATGTAGTAACACAATTAAGAACATTAACTGATCGTCCTATAGAAGTTAGGTTAAAGCCTAGTAGATTTGATCGTGTTAGTTCTAATACAATGCAACAAGCACTTGCTGACGATGTACATTGTCTTATAACATATAATAGCATAGCTGCAACAGAAGCGTTAATGAATGGTAAAGCTGCTATATCATTGGGCCCAAATGCAGCTAGTAGAATATGTGAAACAGACTTAAAAAATATCAACAATCCAAGAATACCAACTGAGGATGAAATGTATGCATTTTTAACTCATTTATCTTTTTCACAATTTACACAATCTGAAATGTTAAACGGTAATGCATGGAAAATATTGCAGGATCAAATGTAATGCAGATATCAGTTGCTTCTTACCTAAAAGGAATTCCTAGTAAAAACGTAAATCCTCAAAAAACAGCAATTATTATGGATTTTATTGAGGGTGTCAATGTGTCAGGCGATATCGGTAACGTTATTACAAATTACGATATAGCAAACGTAGACGTGGCCGTAGTACAAGGATTTGTACATCCTAATAGTAGAAATTCATCACATTTAACTTTAAGAAAAAATGTATTTGAATCACAGCAACAGCGTGGAAAACGTAGTATAATTGTTGATAGTAATTTATTTTTATATGCAGATCCTGTTAACACAAAAACGTTCTTGCGTTATAGTTATGACGGAATATTTCCTAACACTGGCGAGTATTGCAATGATACTCCTAATCCAGAGCGTTGGGACATTCTTAGTCGCGCCTTAGGCATTAGCTTAAAGCCTTGGAAAACCGGTGGCCGCAATATTTTAATTTGCTGCCAACGAAATGGAGGCTGGAGCATGAACGGCAAGGAATTATTACCTTGGTTAATTAACACTATTGCTCAAATTAAAAAATATAGTGATAAACAAATTGTAGTTAGATTTCACCCAGGTGACAAACGTACCAAAGAACATAAAATAGAATTACAAAAACATCGCCTACGTAATGTAGTTATAAGTAATACTGAAAGCATATTACAAGAATTTACACATGCACATTGCATTGTAAACTATAATAGTAGTCCAGCAGTTGCAGCAGCAATTGAAGGAGTTCCGGCTATTGTTTTAGACCCAGTAAGAAGTCAGGCAGCAGACGTATCACATCATAGTTTAGATAACATAGAAAATTTACAAGAGTTTGATAGAGAAGTATGGGCATTTAAAATGGCACAAATGCACTGGACACTAGACGAACTTAACAACGGAACAGCATGGAAGCACCTAAGGAAGTGGGCAATAAAATGAGCAAAGCAATAACAGTAGTAACAACGTTTCACCCAGCAGGATTATCAAAATACGGACAGCGTATGATTGATAGTTTTGCATTAAACATTGACAAGCGTATTAAGTTGTTAGTGTATGCAGAGGATTGTAAGCCTGTTAATCCTGATCCAAGCCGTATTGAGATATTAGATGCAAAGGCAGCATTACCTAAACTAAATGCATTTAAATCAACATGGGGACATGTTCCTAAAGCTAATGGTGACATTACTAATGAGCCACAGCGCCACACACGCAAGGACTGGATGAAGAAATTCAAGTGGGACGCAGTTAGGTTCGCTAATAAAACATACGCAGTGTATGACGCTTGTGTGCGTTCTAAGGACTGGTGTGTGTGGATGGACGCGGATACATATGTACACAGTCATTGGACATATGAAGACTTTGCAGCGCAGTTACCAGACACTGCTTGGATCACATATGTAGGTAGAGGCAAAGGATCACAGACGTGGCCAGAGTGTGGCTTCTACGGATTAAACTTAAATCATCCAGTGTGTCACGAGTTCCTCAAAGAGTTCGAAAGAGTATACGAAGAAGCAGACAACGGAATATTCTTGTTAGACGAATGGCACGACAGTTACGTGTTTGGAAGTATATTAAACAATATGAAATTACAATTTCCAAATATACATGATTATAGTGCAGACATGTATTTGCGTGAAGCTAAGTCAGGCGGTGGAGGTCATCCGCTAATTAATGGTGTCTTAGGCAAATGGATTGATCATATGAAAGGCGGACGTAAGGACAGCGGCAAGTCTTTGAAAAAAGATATTATGGTTAATAGAACAGAAGCGTACTGGAATGAAATTTAGTTTATATACTGACCACGGTGCTCTTAATAGTAAACCTGTGTTTGAAGCATTTGCTAAAAGTTTAGTCGATGCTGGACATACTGTTATATACAATGAGCCTTATAGGGTTTTTGATCACTACGATAGTTATGATGTTGCTGTTATATGGAGTGTGCTTTGGAACGGCAGAATGTCTCCTAATAAAGTTATTTGGGAACAATGTAGACTAATGAATAAACCAGTTATAGTTCTCGAAGTTGGTGGAATAAATAGAGGTGTAACATGGAAAGTAGGGCTAAATGGAATTAACAGAGACGCTTACTTTGGTGAGCAAAACAATGATAGGACTAGGGCTGATCACCTGGGACTGGTTTGTAAACCTTGGAGATCCGACGGCGATTTTATTCTAGTATGTGGACAACACGATAAGAGTCTACAGTGGCAAAACATGCCACGCATGAGTACATGGTTCCTAGAAACATATGACGAAATACGTAAATACACTGAACGTCCTATTGTGTTTCGGCCGCACCCTCGTTGTAGATTAGAACACATAGAACGTGGACTTAAAAATGTACACAGACAGGAGCCTAATCACATTGCCAATACATACGATGATTTTGATATGGGGTTTAGTAATGTGTGGGCTACTGTCAGTTACAGCTCAAATCCGGGGCCACACTCTTGTATCAATGGTGTTCCAGCTTTTGTTAGCACCCATAGTCTTGCTTATAGTGTTGGTAATGACATAGACTTCTTGCATGATATCGAAAATCCTATGATGCCAGATAGACAACAATGGCTCAATGACTACGCACATACCGAATATACACTTGAAGAAATATCACAAGGCATTCCACTTAACTACTTGACAAATATGATATAATACGCTATACTACTAGTATGAAACTTATTACTATAGAAGATTGTATTGAAGCGTTAGCAGGCGCACACGAGCATATTGTTTGTTCTAAAGAAGTTGAGTTCAGTGATAAAGGTCTTATTTACAGTCTTGCAAGGCAGACTGTAAAAGGTACTGCGTATACTGACAGACAGCGTGAACTTGCAATAAGCAAGGCAACACACTACAAATCAATACTTGAAGAAGTTAATATTGATGTAGCAACAAGTGTTACACAATTAAGAATGCCACTTCGTTCAATTGACCGAAGTCGATGGATTAAACTTACAAAGCTAGATTGTAAAGTGCCTTCGACACTAGTAGTGCCGGATGAGAAATGCATTGCCGTAAGATTTTCCTTTCAAAAGAAACTAATAAGTGCTTTAGAAAATATAAATTCTAAGCCAGTTCATTATGATAAAATAAACAAAACACATTATTTTGCATATAACGAACGCACCTTACATAACGTTGTAGGAGCATTAACAGGTAAAGGGTTTGAAATACAACCAGAACTACAGGAAAGATATAATATATTGGAAATGATGAATAATAATAAAAAGAACTATGTTCCCGGTATTTACAGTTTTAAACTAAAAAACCTACACACTAAAGCAATTGACTATGCAATTTCTACAATTGGTTCTCCGGATACTAATAACTTAGCAATGTATAAAGACAGAGATCAACTGTTAGGTATTGAACATTTTGACCAAGACGATTTAAACAATAGTATAAGAAAGTTAACTACACTTAGTCAAAAAATTGTGAAAAGAAAAAGTTCAAATATTTTAATTAATAGCGACGAGCACGTATTTGATAGAGTAGCAGAGAGTATTTTAGAACTTAATAGATATCCGTTACTAGTTGTGTTAAATGACGAATCTGAATTAGAAAATTTACAAAAGGTACATCAGAGCTTTCGAAACATTTTTAGTAACGATGACTTTTGTTCTTTATATAGAAAAGAGAATATATCCCCAGGAAATACAGAATTCAATGAATACATTA